GGTTGCGTTGTTTTAATAATTTCCCCACCCTCATTTCTCTTTTGGGGTTCTGGTGGACTAAAAGGAATTACCGGAATTATAGTTTTAACTGGTTCTGGAACTTTCTCAGTTATTTCTTCAACCTCATCCTGCTCAAACTCTTCTTCGGATGGAAGAGGTCCAAGATTTCCCAATATATTTTCATCAAAGTCAAGTTCTTTTTCCAATGAGTTTAATTCTGCGGTAACTTCTTGCGTCTCACTCTCTACTTTTTTGGGATTAAAGAACGATACTACACCCTCAAATATGGTCTTAGAAGTATTGAATATAAATCCAATAGTTTTTACTGCTCCATCCCAAAGTGGTTTAACAACATTAATAACTTCTTCTGCTTTTGCTATTATTGCAGGTAAGTTATTCACAATTACACCAAGTAAAATACTTCCCGCAAAATTTAATATCTTGTCAAGAAAACTAGTGGCAGGACTGGTAATCTTACTAAAAATATTTCCGGCAGTTCCAGAACCAGGAACACTTTCTATATTTTTTTCTTTTAATTTTCTTTTCTCAGATTGTTCTTGTCTTCTTATAAGTGAGGACTTTTGTGCCGAAATCTTTTGACTTTCTTTATTTGAAGATACTAAGAAACTTTTTATATTTGTAACATTTAGTTTTAGTTGTTCTACCTGTCTGGTTTCCATTTACTAAGCTCCAAATATTCCAAATTGTTTTTTCATAAATTCAACATAGAAATTATCAGAATCTTCGGCATCCAGAACAGGAACAGAATCTCCTCCTTGTGGTGCTGCTGCTTTTGCCTCAGAAATATTTGATGAAGTATCTGGCAACATTGGTAATGTGGTGATTGTTCCTTCACCATCATCCATAGGCGGTGTTAGTTTTTGTGATGTGTCTCCTCCACCAGTAGTAGGTGGAGATATAGATGCTGCTGCTGCGCTTGCAGAAGTGCCTCCTCCACCCCCTCCACCAGCACTAATTGTTGTGCTACTAGATTTCATACCATCAATAATATTGTCAAAGGATGTCAGAACATTATCAAACTTTTCATTTATATCAGTAAACATTTTAATGTTTTGTTCTTGCATCTTAAATGACAAATCCATTGCCTTAAATAATGCACCTTCATTATTGATGATATCGTTTAGGAACGGTTTAAATTCTTTACTTTGTTTTTTGGGGACAACTGTTTCACCAACAGTTAACTTGGTATCAACTGTGTCTTTGTCGCCAACATCTTTTCCTAGAACTGTTCCGTCTTTTCCGACACCATCAAATGCACCAACATCTTTTGCTACTAGTGCCGCATCAATCGCAACAGATGCAGCAGTTCCCAAACCAGGAACAGTTCCAGCAGCACCAGATGCCAGTTCCATACCAGCACCCACAAAGTCACCAGCAAGTGCTCTTTGAGCACCAAACAATATACCAGCACCCAATCCAATCAGAGGAATCTTTTTCAATACCGCTTTACCAAGACCCTTTGCACCCGCTTTTGCGGCAGTTTTTGCTGCTGCTTTCTTTGCCGCAGATTGTGCCGCTTTTGCACCAAACCTTTGTGATGCCTTCTGTCCTGCTTTTAATGCACCTTTTACTCCTTGTCCACCTTTGAGTGCTCCTCTCATAGCACCCATCACTCTTCCACCTCTCCTAAAGATATTAAATAATGCTTTTATTCCATTCTTTAAGAACTTTGCAACAGCCTTGACTGCCTTAAAGATTTTTATAATCTTACGAACAACCTTGAATATTATTACACCACCAATCAAATAAAGTATCTTCTTCCAATGATTGGCAAGAAACTTAAATATCCCATCAATAATGCCTTGATTTGCCGCCAACCAAGGAAGTGCTTTATTAACTAAAAATCCAGTAAGAACTATTGCTAAAAAATCTTTTATCTTATCAAATATTCCCTTTGCAGGAGCAAGTATTTTATTACCTATTCCACTTATAATACCACCAGTTTTTTTGACTGCCTCAGCACCCTTTTCTGCTTCTGCTCTTTTCTTTTTATCAGATACTGCTCTTATTTTATTAACTTCTTCTTTATCTCTCGCAATCCTAGAGGCAAAATCAATCGCTAACTGGTTCTGTATTTCTACAAGAATTCTATTTGTTTCTACTAGAGTTTGTTCAACAGGTGTAGATTCTTGCTTTAGATTTTTAGGATCTACATTAGAACCACGATAAATGCTATCATATCCCATTCCTTTGGGAACTTTCATAGCCTTGGGGGAACTTACTGCCGCAGCAGTTCCACGAAAAACTGAAGAGGAAACAGTAGTCTTCCCCAATTTAGGTCTTGATGTTAACGATGGTGCCCTAAATGCCTGACTACTAAATGCCATTCTTTTGCTGATACTTCAGGTTTTCTTCCTCAATATATTGCTGGAGAAGAGATACATAAATTTCTCTTTCCCAAGGTATCATATTTTCCAACTCTGTTAATGAGTATTTATGATGTTGCATCAAGGCAAAATTGGTCTTATAAAAGTTCTCAAGACTTTCATGCGCCATCGCTAGCTGAAAAAACTTGCCAGACCCTCCAGAACAACTTCACTTTTCACTTTTGTATTGGGATTGGTTACCTCAATGATATGAGATAACTTTGGCATAGTCTCAAAAAACTTCTCAATTTCTTTAAATTGTTTTGTATTCATCTGATCTACAAATTCTTGCAATTCTTTTTTTGTAGAATCTGATGCAGACCAAGATTCTTCTTCATTATAAATCATATCAATACAAGAAACAATTACATCAAGTGATTTATCAACATCACTATCATTGTTTGATGTTTCAAAATTACTTTCAACAAACTGATTCAGAGAGGGGTATTTCATTTTGAGGGAAAGATCATCATCTAGTTTAATGATATTGGTATGCTTCGGATTTTTCTGAACACGAATGCTATCAATATCAATTTCTACCTGAACCTGTGTTTCTCCATCGTCAGGACAAGTGACATTAACCTCAACAGATTCTCCAACAGATTTCGCTCTTACATTTAAGAATATATACTCAATATCAAAAGTAGAAAGATCATTAATCTTAATTCCTCTTGTAAGAATACAGTCGGAAATAACAGTTTTAATTGCATTAGAAATCTGCTTCATATCTTCAGATTCCAGCGCCATAATAAGAATTTTTTCTTCTCTTACAAGGAAAGGACGATACTTGATTTTTTTTCCATTAGAAGGCAATTCCAACTCATAGGTTGGAGTATTAATTTTTGGTAAAGGCATACTAACCCATTATAAGTTCAGTTGTGATTATTTATTGACGATTTATAAACTTGATTTAAAATTGCCTTGAGGTATTTTAGTTCCACCTCTGGTTACAATTGTTCCATCAGTATTTTTTGGTCTTGGTTTTGCCTTTGTTTCTGGGTTAAGAGGAGGTGCAGGAGCATTAGATGCTTTATCCTTTTGATTCATGATATATCTATCATAAGCAAAAGTAACGGTGACTTTTACCAAATCAGCAGATCCATATGAAACTGGAATGGCACTCATTCCTTTAGGAAAAGCATTGAAGAAATCATATTGTAAATATGTTCCGCTTCGTTGATAATCTCGTTCAAATTTAGTTATTGACAATGTATCAACTTTATATCCACTTTCAGTATCATTTGGATAATTAAATCTACGATAATATCCTTTACTATTACTAGGAACTTTTTGATCTGTTCCCGAAATATAATCCATCCACCCCTCAAAAAATTTTATCATATTATAATTGTAATCAACATAGAAAGTAAAATCACTGTCAACATATAGTCTCGTATGAGCAAATTGTTGATTAATACCCTGAAAATTATCCTTTACTTCAGAGGTTGCAAAAGAACTTGTTGGTAAAGTTGCTTCTGCACACATTAATCCTACATTTCTATTGATCCAACTACTATCAACTCCATAATCTCCCTCCAAATATGAAAGAATTTTTTTAGGTATTCCAGAAATATAAACCTGATATTGATTTGATAAGGATGGTGTTACAAGATCGGATCTGTTAAGAGTCCTCATCTTGTAATTTTGAATTAGCGAATCTGCCACTCTAAATACCTTATACGAGTCTTACATTATTAAGTATTTAGATGTCATATAAGGGAAAATACCAACCTTCATATCCAAAAAAATACAAGGGTGATCCAACAAATATAATCTATCGTTCTCTCTGGGAGCGAAAGTTTATGATTTATTGTGATACTAATGAAAGAATTTTAGAATGGGGAAGTGAAGAAATCATTGTCCCATATCGTTCTCCTGTTGATAATCGCTACCACAGATACTTCCCAGATTTTTATATCAAGGTGAAGGATAAGAATGGTAAGATTAAAAAAATGATTATTGAGATCAAACCATATAAACAGTGTATAGAACCCAAAGTCCAAAAAAGAAAGACTAAGGGTTATATCTATGAAGTCGTTGAGTATGCCAAGAATCAGGCAAAGTGGAAGGCGGCAGAAGAGTGGTGCCTAGATCGTGGTTATGAGTTTAAGGTTCTTACGGAAAACGAACTCGGTATTAAGTAATGCCAAGAAAAACACTTAAACAAAGAAGAAATCCAACAGACGATAATGACAATCGTGTGCGTGGTGTCATTGATGCTTTAATTGGAGTCGAAAAACCAGATGATAAAATGGAAGCACTTATCAATGTTTTAAATGAGACTGGAAAGACCAGTGTGAGTGCTGGTAAGTTCTATACTTTCTTTTATAGTGCCATGACGAATGGAATACGATATGACGAATATCCATTAGTTGCCGTAACCGATGTCTATTCTTGGGGATTTCGTGGAGAGAACTTCCATTGGCGTGGTGATATGAGACAATATAATTACAATCAGATCGTGGGTGGACTATATGAAATCTACCCAGAAGAAATTTCTGATGTGGTAGAACTCAGTTTTGCCAAAGTTCGCTCTAAATAGTTAGAAAAACAGATAAATGCCAGCACCAATACGCACCAGTTCTAGTAGACAAGGAAATACCTATGCAGGTGGTGGTGGACCAGATCGTTCCGGAACACAAAGATCATTACAAATACCTAGAATTGATCCAAGTACTATAGATACTTCTGGAGGTTTTGGTCCAGCATTACCTCAAGAAGTAATTGATGCTCTTCCCAATGCCAGAGTAGAAGTTCCCGGTTCTAGGAGAATAAAACCTGGTGAACCAAAATACTTGAGATATCCAAAAAACACTGAAAATCAAAATAGAGATTATTTAGAAATAAGAGTTGTAAATTATAAACCAATAGGAAATGATCAATCAAGATACGTATCATCTCCAGGATCTAGAAAAAATACAAAACAATCATTTAGAACAATACATTTACCAATTCCCTCCAATGTTCAGGATGGAAATAGTGTAAGTTACGAAGA